GGGCCACCCTTTCAACGGGGTGGCCTTCTTTTTTGTTGTCTAAATTTCCCTAGCTGGATCATCTATTGGACAGGGTACACATATTAGATTGCCACAATTAGCACAGGTTGCATCTAACATATACCAAGAGATCTCAAAGTTATCAAAGGTAGCAAGGATAGAGAAAACTTTAGAGCCACAAGGACAAGCGTGTAATGGTCCTAAGGATCTAAGATCAGTACCAAATTTATCTGGTAACTTCTCTTTGCTTTTTCGCAGGGTTGGTAGACGGAACATACTGACCATACCATCGCGGCGCTTAATGCGCCGCCCGTACCTTAATTCGCCTCACGGCTCATATGGTACATATTCTTGGACTAGTAACCGATCATAATCGCACTCACGGCGTGTCTTATCCACATCCCACCATTGTCTGTGACTAGTGCTACAATTAATTTAAGATAAAGGAGGGGCTAAATTGACTACGGTTGTTGGTATACAAGGCAGAAATTATGTAGTACTTGCTGCTGACTCACAGATTACTGAAGACAATCTTAGAACAATTAGTTTAGGCACACCAAAGATAGTTCAAGTTGGTTATGTTGCCATTGGGATTACCGGTGATACTAGAGCTGGTGATATTTTAACTTACAACTGGAAGCCACCAACATATAGAGGTGAAGATCCTGTCCAGTTTATGGGTAAGAAAATGATTCCATCTATTATCAATGCCTTCAATAAGAACACTTATGACTGGGCTAATGTTGATAAGAAAGATGGTGGCTTTGACTATCTACTAGCCTTTGATTCTAATCTGTTTCATATTGCTTGTGATATGTCATTTATTCAGAATGAATTAAATGTTTATGGTATTGGTTCAGGTGGTCAGTTTGCCACTGGATACTTATACTCACTGGACTATACGATTATGAATCAAGATAGAGCAGTTGAGATAGCACAGAAGGCTGTAGAGATATCCTCTATATTAGATATCAATACCTGCCCACCAATACAAATAGCAATACAAAAGCGGAAGGTTAAGTAATGAGCGACCCAAAGGAATTACTACTACAAGTCTTACGAGATAAAGATGCTGGTAGGGCTAGGTCTAAACAGACACAGGTAGGTCCATCAGAGTTGGGTGGTTGCCGCCGTAAAGTTTGGTATCGTCTTAACGATCAACCTGAAACTAATGATAACGAATTAAAACTGTCAGCTATTATGGGTACTGCTATCCACGCTGAGATAGAGAAAGCAATAGCAATTGCTGATCCAAAAGGTGAGAAGTATTGGGTTGAAACATCTGTTGAATACAATGGAATGAAAGCTCATATAGATTTATATATACCAGAAACAGGAGATGTGATAGATTGGAAAACCGTTAAGGTTAAGAATCTATCTTACTTCCCATCGCTACAACAGCGTTGGCAAGTTCAGGTTTATGGCTACTTGCTTGACAAATCTGGTAAGGGGAAGCCCAGAACTGTTAACCTAGTAGCCATAGCCAGAGATGGTGATGAAAGAGATGTAAAGGTTCATTCAGAACCTTATGATCCTAAGTTGGCAGAAGATGCTTTGAATTGGTTATCTGCTATCAAAGAGAGCGCAGATGCACCTGAGCCAGAGCGCGATCAAAACTACTGCAAGTTCTATTGCAAGTACTTTGATGAGTCGGGCGAGATGGGATGTACTGGTCTAAAAAAAGAACGTATCAAGGAAGGTGAAGTCTTTATAGATAATCCTGAGGTAGACACATCGGCCTTGAAGTATTTACAATTAGATGTAAAGATAAAGGAACTGACTAACGAACGCGAGTCATTAAAAGCTGCGTTAGAAGGATTTACTGGTAATACTAATAGTGGTGTATCTATTTTGTGGAGCACAATTAGTGGTAGAGAATCAGTAGATACCGAAGAGGTTGAGAAACTTCTCGGTTTTGTACCAAAGAAACAAGGACAGGAATCAATACGGTTATCTGTCAAACATACTGGAGGTAAATAAATGGCTGCACCGGAAAGCACAAAGTTCCAAATCAACTACAAGTTAGGTGATGGAACTCTAGTAAATATTTATGCAATTAATCAGGTTGAACTAGAGGCATCTCTAACTTCAATCGCTGACGTAGCTACACTAGTAGCATCAACTGGCACAGCACTTGGTGTCAATGCACAATCATCAGGTGGTGCAGTTGCCTATGCTAAGCAAGCACTAGGTGCTACTGCTACAACTACAGATGCTGCTGCTCCTGATTGTAAGCACGGCAAAATGTCATTTCGTTCAGGCGTAGGACAGAAAGGTCCTTGGAAAGGCTGGATGTGTGCTGCACCTAAAGGTGCAATAGACAAATGCGAAACTGTCTGGATTAGATAGGCGATGCGGGTTCCCTGGAACTATGAGAACCCAGCTTGTGCCGAAGTGGGTGTGGAGTTTTTCTTTCCTGAAATAGAGGATGGAGATAGAGTCCACACTCAACAGGCTATAAACGTTTGCAAGATTTGTCCCCACCTTGCAGAGTGTGCAGAATGGGGAATCAATAAAGAACGGTTCGGAACTTGGGGCGGCATCACCGCATCTAAAAGAAAAAAAATTAGACAGATAAGAGGAATAACTCTTCCTAGAGGGGAACACGTTGCTTAACTTAAATAGAGCGTGGCGTGGTAGCAATACCAATGCAACACCATTACCTGACGTATGGAAAGATCTTGCTTCAAAGCAGATCAAGTTTCGTAGAGGTCAGGTATGTATGGTTGCCGCCGCACCTAATGCTGGTAAGAGTATGTTTGCTCTTATCTATGCAGTTAAAGCAAAAGTTCCAACTTTATTTTTCTCAGCCGATACCGACATAGCAACAGTGATGATGAGAGCAGCCTCTCACCTATCAGGACACAGTCAGCTACTGGTGGAAGGTAACTTAACTAGTAACCGTCATTACTACGACAAGCACCTAGAGAGTATGTCCAATATACAGTTTGTCTTTGACTCATCACCATCACTAGATGATATTGAGTTAGAGATCAAGGCTTATGTTGAACTCTATGGTGTTCCACCAGAGTTGATTGTTGTTGATAACCTAATGAATGTGGTTGCTGAATCTGATAATGAGTGGGCAGGATTACGAGCTATTATGGTGGACTTCCACGATATGGCTCGCAAGACTGAGGCTTGTGTGATGGTTCTACACCACGTCAGCGAGCAGACTGAGTATGGTAAGACTAACTTCCCACCTCATCGCAGGGCTATTCACGGCAAGGTATCTCAACTACCAGCATTAATACTTACTCTTGGCTTTGATCCTTTAGATGGAACTTTAAAGGTGGCACCAGTTAAGAATAGGTTTGGTCCACATACAGCAGATGGTTCAGACTTTGCTACTTTATTTGTAAACTATTCTGTCTGTCAGATCAGTGATGCAGATGAGTATGGTCGGATGTATAGAAGGGATAGCCTACTAAATGTCAGCCAAGTACAATAAACAAAAGGGTTCACAGTTTGAAGTAGATGTAATGAAATGGTTTAGAAAGATGGGCGCAGTAGCTGAACGCTTGCGCTTATCAGGAGCAGAGGATGAGGGTGATCTAGTAGTTATAGTTGCCGGTGAGACCTACATCTTTGAATTAAAGAACACTAAGAAGTTAAATTTGAAGGAGTTTTGGGATGAAGCGCAAACAGAAGCTGTTAATTACGCTAAGCATCGTGGCGTTAATCAGCCTTTATCTTATGTATTATTCAAAAGAAGAAACGCAGGAATAGAAAAGGCTTGGGTAATCCAAGACTTAACACAATGGCTAGAGGAGAAGAAATGACACCAACACCAGAAGGTATAATCACTACAACAGAAATACTACAACCAGTAATAGAGGTAGTAGTAGAGGAAGAGGTAAAGGAGGAGGAATGATCTGCGATCTATGTAGGTCGGGCGGTGAGCTGAATAGAACTGGTCAGTTCAAGCGTGCTATTACTATGCACAAGAAATGTAAGGAGGATTGTGGATGTCAGCATCAGACTGGTCCAGGAGTAGGAAGCCTAGCCTTCGCAATGGCAGAACCGATGCGAACACAATACCCATTGGAATAATAGTTGCTCACTATGGCGGTGAAGTAAGAGAAGGTAGGGCTTGCTCTGTAAGGTGTGTATTGCATAGCGACAGTAGAAGAAGTGCAGTAATAAATACGCAGGAGAATTTATACTTTTGTCATACCTGCGGTAAGGGTGGCAATGCAGTAAACATTATTAGTATCAAAGAGAATATGGAGTTTAAAGATGCTCTCGCCCGTGCAATTGAAATCATCGCTGGAAGCGGCGGTTCAGTACAACAAAGATCTAAGCGAAGAAGCGGTAGCGTTTCTCGCAGGTCGTGGGATCTCTAAAGAGATAGCTGACCAGTACCTACTTGGTACCATAGTGGTACCAGTTGCAGGACACGAGAACTATCAGGGCTGGCTATCCATACCTTATATAACAGTGCTTGGACACTGTGTTGGTTTTAAGTTTAGAAGACTAGATGATGGCAAGCCTAAGTATGGAGCACCTCTTGGACAAAAGGGTCATCTCTATAATGTTAACGATATTATTTTAACCAGTGAATACATAGCAGTTTGTGAAGGTGAGTTAGATACAATCATTTGTTCTGCGGTACTAGGTATACCAGCAGTTGGAGTTCCTGGTGTTGCTGCTTGGAAGCCACACTTTACTAAGATGTTTACCGGTTATGGCAAAGTTTATATCATTGGTGATAATGATGTTAAGGAAGATGGTTCTAATCCTGGGGCTGAGTTTTCAAGGAGAGTAGCGCAAGAGGTAATGAACTCTTCAATCGTGTCGCTTCCTGCTGGATTAGACCTTAATGATCTATACTTAGCAAAAGGTATAGAAGAGACAAAGCGGACAATTGGAGTGCCTAATGTATGAAGAACGCAGAGCTGACGGAACTAGCCATTTGGTTGACGGAGTTGGGACTGGAAGTGGTTTTGATAGATTACGAAACTGGGATACTCCAAGTAAAGGCGAAGCCGATAAGAAAGTAGATAGTGAGTTTGCTTTTAATATGTGGGCTGTTATGGATGCAGCAGGTAACTTACTTATCAGTAAGCACCACGATTACGGTCCATTAAATATAGCAAGATCTCCTGGTGGTCCTATCAATGGGCTAAGAGTGCGTATGTGGGACAAGATTGCTCGCATTAATAATCTAGTAGACTCTAATGTTAAACCAAGTAATGAATCATTACGAGATTCTTTTGTTGATCTACTTAACTATTCAGCTATTGCATTGATGGTATTAGATGGCAACTGGCCTGAAATGCAGACACTGGATTGTGAATGACACCAGAGCTACACCCAACTCTATACGAGTTAGTCCCTTCAGTTACTTACACTATTGTAAGTAGGTTTAAGGGCTGGGTTGACACTGATGATGTAAGGCAAGAATGTTATCTCTGGGCTATTGGTCGTGGTCAACAGTTTACTGATCTACTTAATGAACCTAACCCTGATAAGCGTGAGCAGAATGAACGGCGCATTGCCTATCAGATGCGTAGAGTTGCAGAAAGATATGCTCGTAAAGAGAAAGCTCGTAAGGCTGGATACAAAGTAGGAGATGAAGCCTTCTACGATACAACAATTATAGCTCAGTTAATTCCATTTGTTATTGCTTCCATTGTTAATGGCACTGTCCTTGAGCAAGCACAAGAGATGATTAACGATGGCACACCTCGTAAGCAATCAACACCTGCTGAGGGTGGCAACCTACTAGCTATCCTAATTGATATCAAGAAACAATACTTAAAATTAGAGCAAGAAGATAAGACTATATTGCAGATGAGATACCACGATAACTTTACCTTGCAACAGATAGGTCAGTACTTGGAGTGTGCTACCTCCACTGCTGATCGCAGATGTACATCAGCTCTGCGTAGATTACAAAACAAATTGGGTGGTGAAACACCTTGGGCTTAAACATAATTTATAATGAAGATTGTTTGGAGACTATGAAAGGTATGGAAAATAATTCCATAGACCTAACCATTACATCTCCACCTTATGATTCACTTAGAATTTATAATGGATACTCATTTAACTTTCCTCAAGTGGCTAAGTCTTTATATGAAGTTACTAAACCTGGTGGTGTACTGGTATGGATAGTGGGCGATGAAACAATTAAAGGTAGTGAGACTGGTACATCTTTTAAACAAGTACTTGGTTTGAAAGAAGCTGGCTTTAATCTGCACGATACTATGATCTGGCGTAAGACTAATCCTATGCCAAAGTTTAAACACAAGCGTTATTCTTGTGTCTTTGAGTATATGTTTGTGTTATCTAAAGGTCAACCTAAAACATTCAATCCTTTAATGCAACCTAACAAAAGAGCTGGTGAACTATACGATTATACAGCCAAGGTAAAGACTACTGGTAAGGTAAGAAAGAAAAAAACATTTAATATAAACAGTGAAAAGTATAGAGATAATATATGGGAGATAGCTGTTGCAAGGAATGAGACAAATCATCCTGCTGTATTTCCTGAAAGCCTTGTATCAGATCATATACTTTCCTGGACTAATGAAGGTGATGTCGTTTATGACCCATTTATGGGGTCGGGAACTACTGCTATTGCAGCCAAGAAACTTAATAGAAACTATATAGGCAGTGAGATTAGTTCTGAGTATTGTGCTATGGCAGTGGGTAGATTATGATAGAGTTAAAAGAACCGGAACTACTTGACTATCTTAAAGAGTTCTATTACCCAGACCTTGAGAAGTCGGAAGAGTTTGATAACTGGGATTGTATATCACTAGAACATAAAATGTTTATAGAATTAAAATCCCGTAAGACACACTACCCTGATCTACTTATTGAAGAAAGTAAGTATCAGGGTTTAATTATGGCAGCAGGTATTAGATCACTTACTCCTTGGTATATCAACGCCACACCTGAAGGTATATGGGGCTTTAACTTAACAGAAATACCTCAACCTAAGTGGGAGGATAAGTGGCTACCTATTACTACTGAGTTTGCAAACAAGGCTAGTCGTACTAAACTGGTAGGGTTCTTAAAGCTAGAAGATGGGATACTGTTTTGATATACGAATACGAATGTCCTGGTGGTGATGAGACTATCAGTATTGAAAGATCTGTTAATGCACCAGAAGAAAACTATAGATGTTCAACCTGTGGCGATACGCTAAGGCGTATCTATTCTCCACCCGCTATTGCTTTTAAGGGTAGTGGCTTTTATACTACAGACAAATGAGCTATCCAAATTGGTTTGCACAAAGCGCACAGAATAACTTTGTTACCTACCTTTCAGAGTATGTAGGCAAACCTAACCTAAGGTTCTTACAACTGGGTGTATATACCGGTGATGCAAGCGTATGGTTATGCAACAACATTCTAACTGATAAGAGTTCAATACTTATTGATGTTGATACTTGGCGGGGAAGTAATGAGATAAACCACGCCGAGATGGACTTCAGCGCAGTTGAGATAGAGTATAAGAAGAAGATTGAAAACTTATCTGTTGTATCTGTAGTCAGTGATACTGTTGAGTATCTAATTAGACAACGCAATAACTTTATGAACGCATATGATTTTATTTATATTGATGCAGACCACACAGCAGTTAGTGTGCTAATGGATGCTGAACTTAGCTGGCCTTTACTAAAGTCCGGTGGTGTTATGGCCTTTGATGATTACACTTGGGGTCGCCATCTTCCACCATCTAAGACACCTCGCCCTGGCATACTCTTATTTACTGAGCGACATAAGGCTGAAATGGACACACTAGTTATTAACGATCAGTATTGGATTAGAAAAAAGTAGAAAGCCCCACCAGGAAGGGTTGGTAGGGCTTTCTTATGATGATCGGAGAGAGCCGATCAAGAGTTAGATACTATCAGCAATACC